AATCCATCACGCTGAAGAATGCGTTGCCTGATCTTCTTCCAATGCGTTGAGTTCGCATCACGCTGCGATCTGATAGTCATTCAATACCACCCAAACTTCTTTTGATGTGCCAATGCTCCATCACATATCCTGCCACTATAACGCTTTGTTATGTATTTGAGTGTTAAATCAATTTGCTTTCGTGGGCTTTGTTTGCCATACCAATCGGATCGCATTTGCCCTAGACCTGTGTGTGATCCATTTCTTACCCAATATCTCCAAGAGCTTTCACGATGTATCAATTCAACAAAGCATTCAAATTCATTCCATTGATTGATTTGATTGTGTGCATATAGCTTCAGGTTCATCGAATCATTGATCCAATGAACCTGATTTGCATTTGTTGTCTGATAAGTAAAACCCACAGCTAGAGCCGTTAAGGCAAAGAGCTTCCCCAAACACTTTGCCCGCCGCTGCGAGCTAACCCGCGTCGCGGCTCGCTGCGAGCGTGCAGAGTGTAATTGATTGTCAAGTGTCGTCAAATCTCCACGCTCATTCATCGGCGTGTTGCACAGGCTGTGCATCGTCTGTGGATAAGTGTCGCATGATTTGTTTGCCGATAAACTCGGTGTAATGCGGCGGTATCGCTTCGACCAATTCCGACCAAATCATGTGATCAATACCCATCGCTTCATTTGCTTGCTGCATATTTTCTGCCGTTTTGCCGCCTGAAGGTATTTCATCTCTCATGCTGCCATAAATCCCAATAGGTCTGCCTTGTTTTTTATGATCGCAGATTGTCCCGTTTAGGATCATATTAGATTCGAAAAGCCTATGACGCCTAACCTTCAAATCAAAGGCTGAACCACAAACAATGACGGGATTGATTAACGGCGCACCCATCACATTTTCGATTACATACGGTTTTTTTGATCTTACAAGTAAATCTCTTGTGTAAGGCAACCAATCCACTTTATTTGTTTTTTTACCCTGAGCAATGCGCAAATTGCGTGTAATGCTGAAAGTTTGACATGGCGGGCTTGCGTGTATGAAATCAAATCGGTCGAGAAACGACAAGGAAACTTGATCAATCGATTTGCGCACATATTCAAACGGGTATCTCTTGCCGTGTTTGATGTCTAGTCCAACAACTTCAAAACCTGCCCTGTGATAACCGATTGAAGCCCCACCAGCGCCGCAAAAGAGATCAAGCATTTTCATCGTCGCTCAACTCCTCGACATTTTCCAGCTGCTCAACGCCAAACGCGCTGCAACCTGAACATTGCACAAATACCTTGTCAGGCGGCAATCTGTCTGACAAATCATTGAAGCTCAAATGCACTTTTTCAGCCTTACAGATTCGACACTTTACCCGATACAGCTTCGCCATATTTGCTCCTGTATAAATTCTCGATAGGTTGAAGGTTTTGTTGCCCGATCCACCAAGTCGGCTGTTTATGGTGTTTGTAGCGATCACGCTTGGCAATGCTGACAGGTATCCAGCCCGCGATTCTGTATTTCGGGCACTTACCCACGACCAACACCGCCACATCGTGATTGCGGTCTGATTCATAGATAATCAATGACCCGCCGTCATAGTGTGTCCATTTGACTTCAATCGCTGCTCCGACATCGGCTGTCAGCTTGAATCGGCTCATTGCAGGATCAAAACCAATCATTCCGAAATACTTCGCCACAGCTATTTCAGCCCCAATGCTTTCGGTCACCTGTGCAACATATTCAGGAAATGACAGCTCTTTGTCATAGCGGCTGGAATGATTAGGCTTTAGATCAAGCTCTTTGATTCGGCTAAGTGCGACTTCGGCTGCTCTGATTTGTTGTGCGTAATCAAGCACAATTTTCATTTTGCTGCCCTTTCCTTCTCGCTCATCATGTGTTCGGGAACAGGCTCTTTTTCAATCTTAGGATCAAGGTTTAACCCGCGTTCATTAAGATAATCGGCATAATCTTCAGGCGATAGCCAATCATCACCGTCAGGCGTTTGCTTCCACCAAATGATTGGGCATTGCTTGGCTCGATTCTTCTCCGAGCACGCCCAACCGAGATAAGGCTTTCCCGACTTCTCCGATGTGCCAACGCGCTTCAAACGATGCCCATGCTGGCATTTCGGCGGCTCTGACATCAGCTTCGCTCCGAGCACCTGTTTCAGCTCACCGATTGATTCGGCAGCTGTTTTGACATTTGCGGGTTTGTAGTGATCCACGGGCTCGGCTTGGAGCTTCTCTGCCTTCTCCATGTCTTGCCGCGTAGGTCGAGCGTTTGACGGCGTAAGCGCGCCAATCGCCCGACCATAGGCTGAAGTCACCGCGTTTTCGACCCAAAAATCGCGATTGACGCCATGCGTTGCCCGATGCTCAAAAGCGTAGTCAATAGCAGCGGGCAATTCGTTAGGATCATCGGTGCGAAACGCTATCGCGCGCACCAAAATTCGACCATTCTCAAAATCAATGTGATCAATGTGGGCTTCAATTCTGCCCATAGGAAATTCAGCCCGAAACCTAGTGATTCGAGCATTGACATCTTCGTAATTGCTGAGATCAAACGCCATCACTTGACCTGCCGTGTGATTGCTCTGCCTTTGTAGAATCCTTGCGTGTAGCCAACTTCCTTGCCGTTATTGAAGCCTTTTGCATAACCGATCAGCAATGCCATAAAAAGCCCGCCAATCATAAAAACGACCGAAATGGTCGTGTTCAAGAATGTTGCGATTGTTTCCATTTTTGCTCCCGTTGCCGCAACTTCATTCGAGCTGCCAGCACTTACAGAATGACATCAATCGCCGACAATTTCAAACACTTGGCTTCGCCTTCGGCGTGTCATCGTCTTTCTTTCGTGATTTCAAGCCGTTGCCTGCTAAGACACCGCCAAGCGATCCCGTCAAGAAGATTGCCAGCGTTTTGAGTAAATCGATGAAAGCTGCGTCGTTTGGAGCTTGCGCGCCAATTGGCTGCGTGACAAATATCAGGGCATACACCGTGCCTACTGTGACGCAAAAGAATGTCAGCGCCAGCGTTGCCCCAATCAGGAAAATGAGCCGCGCGTGTATGTCTTCAGGGCTCAACTTTTGCTTTGTCGATCTCGGATTGAGTAATTGTTGAACCCAAAATGTCCGCTGTGCAAGTTCCCGTGACTTTGCATTCGGGTGCTTGACATTCATTCAAATTCCAATTGTCGAATTCTTGGCAAGGGTATCTGATCCAACCGTCATAACCGCATGATGTCAGGGCGAGCGAAAGGGTAAGCGCGCCCAGACACCACGCGATCAGCTTATTTGCTGATCCCGAAAGCGGCATCGTTCGGATTTGCCCACCGCATTAACACGGGCGCAAGTGCAGCGATGCCAGCCAAACCAAGTGTTTTCAGGTCGGTTGTGCCTGTTGCTAGATAAACCGCAAGCGAGCCTGCGATAAAGCTACGCGACCAGCTCGCTAGAAGTGCTTTGATTTTTTCCATTTTTCTTTTTCGCTTTCTTCGGCTTTGTAGGTGTAGCCGAATCGGGAGCTTCAACGATTGGAAAATCGCCGTCAAACGGTGTGAATCTTGGAATGCCAAAACCGACAACAGGCGAACCCTTGCCGATTGCGCGCTCCTTAATCATCACCATTCCACCATTGCGCTGATCTCCCGTGCCTGATGTGTTGCCTTCAACGCAAATGACAGAATCTTTTTTCACATCAACAACGATGCCAATGTGCGAAATGCGATCAACGCCGTCGTGTGGAAAATCCATAAAAGCCAAATAACCTTTTTGCGGTGTTTCGCTCCATCGATTCTGATCCTTAAACTTTTGTGCTCCCGCTGCCGTGCTGACAACCGATGGAATCTTGATGCCAATTTTTGTCGCGCACCACATCACAAAACTTCCGCACCACGGCAAACCATCAGCCATCGTGTGTTTGCCATACTTGGTCAAATTGACAGGTTCTTCAATGTAGCCAACCTCAGCCAATGCAACTTGGCAAAATCTTTGAGCTGTGCCGTCAGGAAATGTCGTCATAATTTTGAGGGATTGTGC